GTGGTGGTGCTTAATTTGCGGGATGACTGCGTGGCCAGAGCGGCCACCAATTTCCGCCGGGGCATGACGGACAAGCGCTTTTTGGAGCTTGAAATCACGGCCTGGCTGGGCTCCAAAGAGCGAAAACGGCAGCTGGCCGGTGAGGCCTACTATGACGGGGACCAGGAGGTGCTCCGCCGCAAGCGCATTGCCCTGGATGATGACGGGCATGTCAAGGTGCTGGAGCATCTGCCCAATAACCGACTGGTCCACAACATCTATGCCAAGATGGTGGACCAGAAAACCAACTATTCCTTTGGGCGTCCTTTTTCCCTTGATACGGAAAACAAGACCTATGCAGCGGCCCTCTCCACCGTCTTTGGGTCCCGTTTTCAGCGGACCATGCACAACATTGGAGAGGGTGCCTGGATTGGCGGCAAGTGCTGGGTGTTCCCCTACTACGACCAAAACGGGGAGCTGGCTTTTCAGCGTTTCCCCGCCGATGAGGTTTTGCCTTTTTGGGCGGATGCTGACCACACCATCCTGGACGCTGCGGTCCATGTCTATGTGGTGCTGGAGTATGACGAAACCGAACAGACCAAGGATGTGGTCAAGGTGGAGGTCATGCACGGCGGCGGCGTGGACTGTTTCATCCGCCGGGATGATGGCACCCTGGAGCCGGACGATTTTGCCCGGTCCGGGCCGTACATCACCACCACGGACCCCCAGACCGGCGAGAAAACCGGCTACAACTGGGAGCGCATCCCTCTGGTGTGTTTCAAGAGCTCTCACCATGAAATCCCTCTGCTGTCCCGGGTGAAGTGCTTGCAAGACGCATACAACAACATCATCTCCAATTTTGCCAACCAGATGGAGGAGGACATCCACTCCACCATCCTGGTCATCAAGAACTATGACGGGGAGGACCTGGGGCGGCTCCGGGCCAACCTGGCCACCTACGGCATCATCAAGGTCCGCTCTTTTGAGGGCTCTGAGGGCGGGGTGGACACCCTCCAGATTGAGGTCAACGCCGAAAACTACAAGGTGCTGCTCTCTCTGCTCAAGGATGCCATCATTGAGAACGCCCGGGGCTACGATGCCAAGGATGAGCGCATGAGCGGAAACCCCAACCAGATGAACATACAGAGCATGTACTCTGACATTGATCTGGACGCCAATGGCATTGAGATGGAGTTTCAGGCCTCCGTGGAGGAGCTGCTCTGGTTTGTCAATAAGCACCTGGCCAACACTGGCCGGGGGAGCTTTGACGGCACGGAGGTCAAGGTCATCTTTGACCGGGATGTCCTCATCAATGAAACGGAGGCCATCAACAACTGCAAGAACTCCGTGGGCATCCTCTCTGATGAAACCATCGTGAAAATGCACCCCTGGGTGAGCGACCCGGAGCAGGAACTCCAGCGCATCAAGGATGAGAAAGAGGAGGCCATGGCCGACCCCTACCAGGCCGCTTTTATGAAAAACCGGCAAAACGGAGGGGACGGCTCCGGCAATCCCGTGACCGATCAGAACGGCGGTGGCGGCAATGCCGAGGAATAACCTCCAGCGCAATGCGGACTACTGGGCCCAGCGCATGAAAAACATGGAGGACGCCCTGCTGGACCAGTCCTATTCCTATGTGGAAAACCTGGATGCTCAATTCCGGGCCGCTGAGGCTGAGATTGAGCGCCAGATGTCTGCATGGTATAGGCGCTTTGCCGCCAATAATGACATCACCCTGGCCGATGCCAAGCGGCTGCTCAACAGTGATGAGCTGGCAGAGTTTCACTGGACCGTGGAGGAGTACATCAAGCACGGCGAGGAAAACGCCCTCACCGGGGCCTGGATGAAAGAGCTGGAGAACGCCAGCGCCCGGGTCCACATCTCCAGGCTTGATGCCCTCAAAATCCAGCTCCAGCAGCAGGCAGAGCTCCTCTATTCCAACCAGCTGGACTACCTGGACACGGTGACCCGGCAGGCATATGCCGGGGGCTACTACCACACGGCCTATGAAATCCAAAAGGGCCTGGGTGTTGGGTGGACCATGCAGGCCATCAATGAGAACACCATCAAAAAGGTGCTCTCCCGGCCCTGGACCACGGACGGCCAGACATTCCGTGACCGCTGCTGGACGAACAAGCAAAGCCTTGTCAACTCCGTCAACACTCAGCTGACCCAGATGATTATACGGGGGGAGCCCCCGGACAAGGCCATCTCTGCCATTGCCAAGCAGTTTGAGGTGTCCCGCTCCAAAGCGGGCCGCCTGGTGATGACGGAAAGCGCCTATTTCTCCAGCACGGCTCAGCAGGACTGTTTCAACGCCCTGGGCGTGGAGCAATACCGGATTGTGGCCTCTTTTGACCGGGACACCTGCTCCCTTTGCGCTCAGCTTGACGGCAAGGTGTTCCGCATGTCGGACTACCAGGTGGGGCTCACCGCTCCGCCGTTTCATCCGTGGTGCCGGTGCTGCACCTGCCCCTACTATGCGGACATGGAGGGCATTGGAGAGCGATGGACCAGAAACCCGGACGGCACCACAAAGAAAATACCGGCCAACACCACCTTTGATGAGTGGCGGCAGAGCTTTGTGCAGGGCCCCACACCTGGTTTGCAAACCCAGGCCCCGGGTGTTACAATTACAGCAAAGACAACCCCGCATTTCCAGAATGTTGTGCAAGGTCTGCCGTCCGCTCCCAGCGGCTACACGGACGCCCTGGAGCAGCATTATGCTGCGGGCAACCAGACGGCCCAGGCCGTCTTTGAGCGCTATGTCCAGCCCGGCTCTGTGGCGGACGGGGCTTTCTCCGGCACGCCGCATTTTGACAGCCGCATCCAAAAGGTCAAAATGAACTTTGCCGCCGACATGAAAGACCCCAGAGGCCCGGCAACAACCTTTTTCCATGAGCATGGCCATTTTGTTGACTTCACATCCTGCGCCGGGAGCGGCTACACCTCTTTGCGGACGCCGGACTTTGGCGATGCTCTGAAAAAGGACTTTGAGGCCTATGTCAAGGCCACCATGAAAGCCAACGGCACCCGGAAAAAGACGGATGCCTACACCATCATTGCCCGGGAGCTCATGGACGCCGACCACAACGCCATTTCTGATCTGTTCGGCGGGCTCTCCAGGAACAAAGCCCGGGGCAATTATGGCCACGCCACCCGCTACTGGACATACTACGGGATGCTGGAGAAAGAGGCCTTTGCCCACATGTTTGCCGCTCAGTTTGATGCCGGGCGCTACGCTCTCATGCAGAAATATTTTCCCACCGCTTTGGCGGAGTTTGAAAAGCTCTTGAAAGGTGTGATTTGATGACGCTTTTGGAATACAGCAACAGCAAGCAGGTGCAGGACGCTGCCACCGCCTATGCTGAGAGGCATGGCGGGAGCTTTTTCTGGGAGGAGCCCGGAGGCGGCTTTGTGTATGAGCTGGAGGAGGACGCTTTTTCCCCTCCGGTGGATGCCACCGTTGACCAGGTGCTCAAGGACCTCCAGGGCGGCAAGCTCATCCCTGACATCTGGACAAAGCTGGAGGACCCCGGCCCGGATGTCCTCTATTAAACCGTTGATGAAAGCATCGTGCTGAAAAGCACGGTGCTTTTTTCATACCCAAATACCGCCGGCCCCGGTGGAAACCAACAGGGGCGCTGCCATACCGGGACTGGCCGGACACAAGGAAAGCAGATAACAGGAGGTAAACGAAACATGAAACTTTTGTGGCTCAAGGAAATCATTGGCGATGCCTACACGGAGGACATGGACGCCGCCGCCTGCCAGGCGATTGGCAAGGACTTTGTTGCCCGTGCGGACTTCAACGCCAAAAACACCCGTGTCAAGGAGCTGGAGGCCCAGGTGGGCCAGCTTGAGGAGGCCGCCAAGGGACACGCCAAGCAGCTGGAGGAGCTGAAAAAGTCTGCTGGTGACAACGAGGAGCTGACCCGCAAGATTGGTGAGCTGGAGCAGCAGAACAAGGCCGACAAAGCCGCTTTTGAGAAAGAGCTGGCCACCATCCGGCTGACCTCTGCCGTGGATGCTGAGCTCACCGCCGCCGGAGCCAAGAACAACACCGCCGTCCGGGCTCTTTTGGCTGACTACCTCAAGGATGCCAAGATTGAGGACGGCAAAGTGGTGGCCAAGGTCAACAATGAGAGCATCACCCTGGCCGCCAAAATCGAGGCCATGAAAAAGGACGCCGCCACGGACTTTCTCTTTGGCAACCCCGGCGGAAAGCTGAGCGGCTGGAAACCCGGGGACCCCGACAACGGACGCAAGCCCGGAGAGGGGAAAAAGCCCTCTGAGATGTCCTACACCGAGCTGGCGGCCTGGATGGCCGAAAACCCGGATGCAAAGCTGGAATGAGGTGCAACATGAGAAACATTACTACCCCCACCAAAGCGGTGTCTTTTGAGGACGCCCTGAGAAATCTGGCCGCTAAGCTGACCGGCAAGCCTGCCGCATCTCTGCCCCGCACCCAGGAGGCTGTTGTGCAGTTTATTGCTGACAACATCTCCTCTGTGAAAGAGCTGACGGACGCCATGGCTGTTGAGCTGGCCACCCGTCTGACCCAGGAGCTTGCGGAGGCCATCGTCAAGGAAGTCATGGCCCGCCTCTCTCCTGCGGCCTCTGAGGAGCCCCAGGAGGACCAGGATGCCGCACCCGAGGAGCAGGCCTCCCCCGAGGCTGAAACGCCCGCTGAGGAGCCCCAGGCGGCTCCTAAGACCCGCAAACGCGAGACCTAAAACCATTTTGTAAGAAAGGACGATTGAATTATGCCTAACACCAAGTTTGACGCCAAGTCTTTCAATCCCCAGGCTTTCAAGTATGCGGTGGACCGCATCCCCCGCACCCGGCTCAATGAGATGCGGAAGTCCAGAGCCCTGGCGGGCAACCCTGACATCCGGGAGGTGTTCAGCACCCAGGGTGGCACCGGCTATGCCCGTATTGCTATGAGAGGCCTGCTGGACGGCGATGCTGTCAATTATGACGGCCAGACCGACATCACCGCCACCTCCACCAAGACCTTTGAGCAGGGCGTGGTGGTCACTGGCCGTGCCAAGGCCTGGACTGAAAAGGATTTTTCCTTTGACATCACCGGCGGCATTGACTGGATGGACAATGTGGCCCAGCAGGTTTCTGAGTATTGGCAGGACATTGACCAGGACACCATCCTGGCCGTCCTCAAGGGCGTCTTTGCCATGACCGGCGGCCAGAGCGCTGAGTTTGTGGCCAAGCACACCTATGAGGTGGCAGGCAACATGGAGGCCACCACCATGAACAGCGCCACCGCCCAGGCATGCGGTGACCGCAAGAAGAAGTTTTCTCTTGTGTTCATGCACTCTGTCCCCGCCACCAACCTGGAAAACCTCAACCTGCTCACCGCTCTCAAGTACACCGACAAAGACGGCGTGACCCGTGACCTCACCCTCTACACCTGGAACGGCAAGACGGTGGTGGTGGATGACGGCATGCCCGCCGAGGATGGCTATTTCCCCGCCAGCTCCACCGATGAGGGAGCGCTCCAGGTCAAGGCCTCTGGTGCCTCTACCGGCCAGATCAACCAGGAGGATGTCACCCCCTATTTTGGCGATGGCACCCCGGCGGCGGACAGCTATGTGGTCCCCGGCACCCGCTACACCACCTATGTGCTGGGCGAGGGTGCCATCAACTTTGAGGACATCGGGGCCAAGGTCCCCTATGAGATGGCCCGTGACCCCAAGACGGATGGCGGCGTGGACACCCTCTACACCCGCCAGCGCAAGGTCTTTGCCCCCTTTGGCATCTCCTACGAAAAGACCAGCCAGGCCACTCTCTCTCCCACGGATGCGGAGCTGGCCAACGGTGCCAACTGGTGCCTGGTCCATTCCGGCGAAAGCAGCGAGGGGGACCGCTCCTACATCGCCCACAAGGCCATCCCCATTGCCCGCATCCTCTCCAGAGGCTAACGGCCATGGAGGCCGTATATGAGGCCGTTGTGACCCGGCTGGCCATGCTGGGCTACACCGTCACGGACGATGACAAAACCGGCCTTGAGTACACCATCCGCAAGTGTGAGGCAGAGCTCCTGGCGAACATCAACCACCGGGAGCTCCCGCCTCCTCTTTTTTATACGCTTGTGGACATGGTGGCCGGTCAATTCCTGTTTGATAAGAAAGCCGCCGGTGGGCTGGAGGGCTTTGATTTTGAGGCCCCCGCCAAAAGCATCACGGAGGGTGACATCTCCGTCACCTTTGCTGGGGCCAGTGATGGTGCAAGCAATGCGGAAAGCCGCTTTGACGCCATGCTGTCCAAGCTCATGCACCCGGCAGAGAGTACACTGGCGGCTTTTCGGAGGCTGAGGTGGTAGGAATACCCGCCGTCTACAAAAAGGCCATCCAGAGCCTCTGGACCGGCCTGGCCACCGTCACCGTGCGGCAGGGAGTGCTCAACCCTGCCAATGGCCGCACTGAGCCGGTGGAGAAAGTGACGGCCTCCGGCCTGCCCTGCCGCATATCCCACCAGACGGTCAAAAGCACAGAGCCAACCGATGAGGCCGCCCTGGTGGCCCAGACGGTGACGCTCTACATTGACCCCTCTGTGGACATCCCGGAGGGCTCCAAGATCACCGTGACCCAGAACGGCGTCACCCGTGACTATGAACGGAGCGGCAAGCCCGCCGTCTACACTTGCCACCAGGAGGTGCCCCTGGAGCTTTTCAAGGAGTGGGCATGATGCGCTGGGGAAATGTTGATTATAGGCAACTCCAGAAATTGCGGGACAACCTGCAAAAGCTCCAGGACATGGACCTGGACAAATTTTGTGAGGATGTGTCCAAAGAGCTGGCAGCCCGGCTGTTGGCTCTTGTCATTCCCCGCACACCTGTGGGACAGTACCCAAAGAGCAGCGGGAAGAAAGGCGGCACCCTCCGGCGGGGCTGGACTGCCCGCACAGAACAGGCAGCAAAAGAGGGCGGCAAGGTGGACCCCAAAGCCTACGCCAACGCCCTGCCTGTGTTCAGACGGGGCCGGAATTTTTACATTGAGGTCATCAACCCTGTCACCTATGCCAGCTATGTGGAGTTTGGCCACCGCACCCGTGGCGGAGGCGGCTGGGTGGCTGGACAGTATTTCCTCACCCTGTCTGAAAAGGACCTTGAGCGGGTGGCTCCCGTTGTCATTGAGAAAAAACTGGAGGCGCTGCTGCGGGAGGCTTTCAATGTCTGAAATTAGTTTCAAAAGTATTTTTGACGGCGTGAGCCTTGCGCTGCACGCCGCTTTTCCTGCCGTGCAGGTACACGGCGGAAATGTCAAGCAGGGCCTCAACCCTGGGGACCTCAATGTGGTCATGCCCTCCGCCGGGCAGAGCAGACAGGTGGGAGAGCGGTTTCTCCGCACTCCCACCCTGGATGTCATCTATTACCCCAAAGTGGGGACGGCGGAGTGCTGCGAGATGGCAGATCAGCTCATTATGCTCCTGCGGGACATCACCACACCGGAGGGTGACCTCATCCATTGCACCAACAGCGAATGGAGCATTGAGGAGGGTGTCCTGCATGTCATGGTGAGCTATGACCACCACATCTACATCCCCCAGGAGCCGGTCCTCATGGAAACCCTTGATATTGAAATGGAGGGATAAGCATGGCACAAGCCAAGACCACGAACACCGAACAGGCCGCCCCCGCTGCTACCTACACCAAGGAGCAGCTGGCGGCCTCTAAGCGCTACGCCAACCGGCGGGACCTCATCCGGGCTTTGCTGGAGGACGGCAAGGCCTACACGCTGAAAGAGGCGGATGCGCTGATTGAGAAATACATGAAAGGAAAGGTGAACTAATATGGCACTGGGAGGCGGCACCTGGCTGACCCAAAACAAGGTCCTGCCGGGCTCCTACATCGTATTCTCCAGCGTGCCCAGGGCGTCCGCAACCCTCTCTGACAGAGGCTATGCGGCAGCGCCTTTTGAGCTGAGCTGGGGCCCCGAGGGCACGGTTTTCCCTGTCACCTCCGGGGAGTTTCAGAAGAACAGCAAGACCATTTTCGGCTACGCCTACGATCACCCCAAGATGCTCCCCCTGCGGGAGATTTTCACCCACGCCACCACCGTCTACTGCTACCGCCTGGGCACCGGGGCCGTCAAGGCCAACAACACCCTGGCCACGGCCAAGTATGGCGGCGTGAGAGGCAATGACATCACCATTGTGGTGGCCGCCAATGTGGATGATGAGGAGCTCTGGGATGTGACCACCTATGTGGACGGCGTGGCCGCCGATACCCAGACTGTGGCGGACGCTGAGGCTCTGGTGAGCAATGACTGGGTGGACTTCAAGACGGACGCCACCCTGGAGGCATCCGCCGGGATGCCCCTGACCTCTGGGGCGGACGCCACCACCATCAACGGCGAGGCTCACCAGGCCTTTTTGGACAAGATTGAGCCCTATGCCTACAACGCCCTTTGCTGTCCGTCCTCTGACCCCACCACGGTGCGGCTGTACCAGCAGTTTTGCAGCCGTGTCCGGGATGAGGTGGGCAGCAAATTCCAGCTGGTGGCATGGCAGCCCACCACGGCGGACTATGAGGGCATCATTGGTGTCTGGAACACCGTGACCCACTCCACTATCTCCAATGTGCCCACCCACTCCCTGGTGTACTGGGTGGCCGGTGCTCAGGCGGGCTGTGCGGTCAATAAGTCCCTCACCAACTACAAGTATGATGGTGAGCTGACCATCAACACCGACTACACCCAGGCGGAGCTGGAGGCGGCCATCAAGGCTGGCAAGTTTATTTTCCACAATGTCAACGGGGACACCAGAGTGCTGGAGGACATCAACACCCTGCTCACCCTGTCTGACACCAAGGGAGAGATTTTCCAGAGCAACCAGACCATCCGGGTGTGTGACCAGATTGCCAATGATGTGGCGCTCATGTTCGGCCAAAAGTATCTGGGCACCGTGCCCAATGATGCCTCTGGCCGCTCCTCTCTGTGGGGTGACATCACCAAGCTCATCCAGCAGCTCAATGACATCCGTGCTGTGGAGAACTTTGACCCGGAGATTGTGACCTGTGAGCAGGGTGACAGCAAAAAGGCCGTCCTCTGTATCATCAATGGCCTCAATGTAATTAACGCCATGTCCCAGCTCTATATGAGCGTTATCATCCAGTAAAGGAGGGAAATGACAATGCCCAATCCGACTATGAACACCCAGGACGCCGTAAGCGCCAATTTTGCGGAGTGCTTTGTCACCCTGGATGGCACCCGCTACTCCATGCTGATGGCCAAGGAGTTTGAGGGCAAGGCCTCTGTAAACACCAAAGAGGTCTACAAGCTGGGCGGTGTCGTTGTGGGCCATAAGGCTCAGACCATCGCCCTGGCTTTCTCCATGACCATTTACAAATGCACGGAGATTTTTGACCAGGTGGTGGAGCGTTTCATCAAGACCGGCGTGATGCCCACTATGGACATCCAGACCTCCAACGATGACCCCGCCACCTCTGTGGGCCGGAGCACCAAGATTTACAACAACTGCATCCTGGACGGTGATGTGCTGCTGTCCATGTTCAATGCAGAGGGTGATTTTGTTGAGCAGTCCATTGAGGGCTACTGTGACGGCTTTACCCGCCCCGAACAGCACACCAATCCGTCCTACATGTAACACCAGAATATAAGGAGGAAAAAATCCATGAGTAACCTGTCCGCTTTTATGCGTGCCAATGTTGAGCAGATTGAAAATCACAAGTATGCAGCCTCCCCCCGCATCCGGGGGGAGGACGGCAAGCCCATGGAGTGGGAAATCTGCTGCATCTCTGCCGATGAATACGCCCGCATCCGCTCCGGCTGCATCCGCCAGGTCCCCGTCCCCGGCAAAAAGGGCCAGTACACCCAGCAGCTTGACACCTACTCTTTCCAGGCCAAGGTGGCGGCCCGCTGCACTGTGTTCCCGGACCTCAACAACGCCGCCCTCCAGAATGACTGGGGCGTGGCAAAGCCGGAGGAGCTCATTGGCAAGCTGCTCATTGGCGGTGAGTTTGATGACTATGTGACGGAGGTTTTCCAGGTCAATGGCTTCAAGGCTGAGGATGACCTGGTGGCCGAGGCAAAAAACTAATCCTGGACGGGGACCCGGAGGCCAACTTTGCTCATTTCTGCCTGCAAAAGTTTGGCTGGAAACCGTCCGAGTTTTTAGACCTCCCTATCAAAGAAAGGGCTTTCGTTATTGCCTCCATCCAGGTGCGGGGCGAGGACGAGAAGAAACGGGAGGCGGAGCTGAAAAGCAAAATGAGGAGAGGCAGACGGAAGTAACAGCAAGGCCTCCGCTTTACGGCGGGGGCCTTAATTCTTAAAGAGGGGGTGAACCCGTGGCAACAATTAGATCTCAGATGGTCCTAAATGACGGTATCAGCGGCGTGCTACGAAAGATCAACACGGCGCTCAACACCACCCTCAATGCCTTTGAGCAGGTCCAGCGGGCATCTGGTAACGCCGTGGACCCGGCGCAAATCCAGGCGGCAAGAGCGGCACTTGTGCAGGCCAACAATGAGGTTGAGCAGATGGCGGAGGGCTACCGCCGGGCGGCGGAACAGGAGGAAGTCCTCAACAGAGGCCTCCGAAACGGCAACAGTGCTGCTGGCAGCCTGCTGGGCAAGGTCAAAGGCATTGTGGCCACATTGGCAGCCGGTGCGGGCCTAAAAGCTCTCACAGGGCTGTCCGATAAGCTGACCAGCACCACGGCCCGCCTCAGTTTCATGGTGGATGACGGCGGCTCTGTGGATGCTTTGGAGCAGAAAATCATGGCCTCTGCTCAGAGGGCCAGGTCCTACTACCTGGACACGGCCTCTGCTATCGCCAGCATGGGCTCTAATGCCGGGCGGGCCTTTAGCAACAATGATGAGCTCATTGGTTTCATGGAACTCATCAACAAGAGCTTTGTCATTGGTGGTGCATCGGCAGAGGGTCAATCTGCTGCTATGCTCCAGCTCACCCAGGCCATGGCCGCTGGAGCCCTCAGAGGCGAGGAGCTTAACTCCATCCTGGAGAACGCCCCCAGTATTGCCAGGGCCATTGAGAGCTACATGGGCATTGCAGAGGGCTCCATCAAGCAATATGCAGAGCAGGGCCTTGTCACCGCTGAGGTGGTAAAAAACGCCATGTTTGCCTCTGCGGATGAAATCAACGCCAAGTTTGAGAGTATGCCCATGACCTGGGCCCAGATTGCAACAAAGATGAAAAACACGGCCCTGGCCGCTTTTGACCCGGTGCTCACCAGGCTCAACCAGGTGGCCAACAGCGCCCAGTTTAACACGGTCATCAATGGAGCAATCAACGGGCTGGCCATGCTGGCCACGGTGGCCACCGGCGTCCTGGACCTCCTCATCAATGGGGCCTCCTTTGTGGTTGAAAACTGGTCCTGGATAAGTCCCATAGTGTATGGCCTTGTGGCGGCCTTTATCGCATACAACGCCGTGGCGCTCATTACCAACGGCATCAACGGTATTATGGCTCTGGCTGAGGGCGTGAAAGCCGCTGCTTTGATGATGAGCACCGGAGCCACCTTTGCTGCTACTGCGGCACAGTATGGCCTAAATGCAGCCCTGCTGGCATGTCCCATCACATGGATTGTCATTCTGGTCATTGCCCTTGTGGCGGCGATCTACGCCGCCTGTTCCGCCATCGCCAAGTTTACCGGCATAGCCAACAGTGGCTTTGGCGTCATTGCCGGTGGCATCAATGTGGTCATCCAATTCTTTGTCAACCTGGGCTTGACGGTGGCCAACATCGCCCTGGGCATCTGGAACGCCCTGGGAGCTTGTGCTCAAAATATCGGCATCGCCTTTGGCAATGTTATTGCCGGGGTGCAATCCTGGTTTTACAACCTGCTCTCCACGGCCCTCACCGTGGTGGCTGGTATTTGTGAGGCCTTGAACAAGCTGCCCTTTGTGGAGTTTGACTATTCTGGCATCACCAATGCGGCCAGCGACTATGCCGCCAAAGCGGCAGAGGCCTCCGGCAACATGCAGGATTTTGTCAGTGTAGGCGATGCTTTCAATGAGGGCATGAGCACCTTTGAAACCTGGCAGGACGGCTGGGTGGGTGACGCTTTTGACGCCGGAGCCAACTGGGGCGATGGTGTAGCCGCTGGCGTGTCCAATGCCATCGGCGGCCTGTTTGACATGGACCTGGGAGCCGCTACCGACTACGGGACCGGCATGGGCAATTTTGCGCTTGATGATATTGCAGACTATACCGGCCAGACTGCCGCAAATACTGGAGCCGCTGCTGACGCTCTCAGCACCTCCACGGAGGAGCTGGCATATTTGCGGGACATCGCTGAGCGTGACGCCATCAACCGGTTTACCACGGCGGAGGTCAAGATTGACATGACTGGCATGACCAACCGCATTGAGGGCGGAGCCGATCTTGACGGCGTTATTTCCGTATTGACGGACGGCTTTACAGAGGCCCTGCTGACTGCGGCGGAGGGCGTCCATGCGTGACCCTTGCCCATCCCCATAAAAGCAGAGTTTTTTCCAATGGAAAAAAGGAGGGCATCCACATGAGCTACACATGCTATCTGGGCGGGGCCCTTTGGCCTACCCCGGAAAAGCTCCAGGTCAAAATTAAGGGTAAAAACAAAACCCTGGTCCTCTTGAATGAGGGGGAGGTCAATTTCTTGCGGGCTCCAGGCCTCACAGAAATTACGGTCCCTTTTGACCTGCCCATGCTCACGGGCAGCCAGTCCCCGGACTATTTCCTGGGCCTGCTGGAGCGTATGAAAACCAATAAAGAAACCACCCAATTCATGCTGGTGCGGGTGTCCCCCTCCGGGGGGATGCTCTTTGACACCAACATCAAAGTGAGTGTGGAGGACTACACCATCACGGAGGATGGCAAAAATGGCCTGGATGTGGCCGTTGATGTCAACCTCAAGCAATGGCGGGACTACGGCACCAAGACTGTGACTGTGGAGGAGCCAAAAGTGGAGAGCGCCACGCCCACGGTGACGGTGCAGAAAGAGCGGGAGGCAAGCACGGCACCCACGGCCAAAACCTACACCGTAAAGGCCGGTGATTGCCTCTGGGCCATTGCCGCCAAGTATTATGGCAACGGTGCCGACTACACCAAAATCTACAACGCAAACACGGATAAAATCAGCAATCCCAATCTCATCTATCCCGGGCAGGTGCTCACCCTCCCATGACCTATGAGCTGCTGATACAACACCAGGGGACCATCATGCTGCCGCCCGTGGTGGAAAATGTGAGCATTGAATGGGAGCGCCAAGGACAGCCGGGAAAGCTCACGGCGGAGGTGGTCAAAACTCCCGGCCTGAGTTTCCAGGAGGGGGACCCGTGCCGTTTTTCCGTGGACGGCACCCCCGTCTTTTATGGCTTTGTCTTTGAGAAATCCCGAAAAGGCAGCACGGATGATGTCATCCAGATCACTGTGTATGACCAGCTCTACTACCTCAAGAACAAGGACACCTATGTCTACACCAACAAAACCGCCGCCGATGTGATACGCATGATTGCGGAGGACTTCCAGCTCAATGTTGGTGACCTTGAGGACACCGGCTACACCATAGGGAGCCGGGTGGAGGACAACCAGACCCTCTTTGACATCATCCAGACCGCATTGGACGAAACCCTCAAAGCCACCTCCCAGATGTATGTGCTGTATGACGATGTGGGCAAGCTGACCCTCAAAAACATCGGCAGCATGAAACTGGGGGTGCTCATAGATGAGGACACGGCTGGGGACTTTGACTATAAAAGCTCCATTGCCTCCCAGACCTATGACAAAATCAAGCTCTCCTATGAGAACAAGGAAACCGGAAAGCGGGAAATCTTTGTTGCACAGGACAGCTCCAACATCAACCAATGGGGCGTCCTGCAATACTATGAGAAACTGGACAGCACTGAAAACGCCAAGGCCATGGCGGACGCCCTCCTGGACCTCTACAACACCAAAACCCGCACGCTCAAGCTGCGGGATGTGCTGGGGGACATCCGGGTCCGGGCCGGGACCCTGCTGGTGGTCATGCTGGGGCTGGGTGACATCAATGTTTCCAGCTATCTCATGGTGGAGCAGGCAAAGCACACTTTCAACAATGAGCAGCACTTGATGGACCTAAACATGCGAGGTGGTACATTTGTCACTTGACATCAACCAACTGGTCAAGCTGGTCAAGCAGGCCGCTGTGGAGGCCGTCCAGGCTGGTGCTCCCATGAGTGGGGGCTATGGCTATGTGACATCCACCTCCCCGCTTGAAATCACTGTTGACCAAAAGAAAATTTTGTCTGAGGCCCAGCTCATCCTCACGGATGCCGTGAGGGACTACACCGTGGAGATGACCACCATGCCGGAGTTTCACGAAACGGAGGAAATCAGCGGTGGGGCCGGGGATGCCGCTTTTGCATCCCACAAGCACCGCTACCAGGGCCGGAAAAAGTGGAAAGTCCACAACGCCCTCCAGATGGGGGAAAAAGTCATCCTCCTCCGGTGTGACGGCGGGCAGCAGTACATAGTCCTGGGACGATGGGAGGCGAGGAGCTAATGGCCACACTACCGACCACGGGAGATGACCTGGACCTCATCACCTTTGCGGTGGAAACCCAGCCCAGCTACACCCACAAGCTGGACATTGACCGCAACCAGGTGAGGGGCATGACGGATGAGCGGGATGCCGTCCTCCAGGCCGTTTACCTCATTTTGAATGTGGAGAGATATGCTTTCCCCATTTACTCCCGCAATTATGGCTCTGAGCTGTCCGATCTGATAGGCAAGCCCAAGGATTATGCCATGAGCGAGATAAAGCGGCGCATCACGGAGGCGCTCCTCCAGGATGACCGCATCACCTCCCTGGACGGCTGGACCTTTGAAACGGGCAGAAATTGGGTCCTGGCCCGGTTTACCGTCCACACAATTTATGGCGATGTAAGCGCCGAAAAGGAGGTTGACATCTGAATGTTTGAAAGCAGGACCTATGAGGCGCTGCTGAGCAGCGCTCTTTCCAGGGTGGCCTCCCCGGTGGACAAGCGGGAGGGCTCCATGGTGATGAACGGCGTGGCCCCGTCCATGGCAGAGCTGGCCCAGCTCTACATTGCGGCGGACTTTGTGCTCCAGGCCACCTACATCATCACGGCCCCCCGTGAGTACCTCATCAAGCGGGCCCATGACCGCAACATGGACCCCTACCCGGCCAGCCCCGCCGTCTATCGGGCGGAGTTTAACATTGAGGTCCCGGTGGGGACCCGTTTCTCCTGCGAGGACCTCAACTTTGTGGTCACCGCCCGGATGGACCCGGAGGAGGACACGGAAACCGGCCTCAGCCACCAGGTCACCTGTGAAACCCCCGGAGCGGCGGCCAACAACTACGGCGGCACCCTCATCCCGGTGGAGTATGTGCAGGGGCTCACCCATGCGGAGCTGGTGGAGCTGCTCATCCCCGGCGATGATGAGGAGGAAACGGAGGCTTTCCGCCAGCGGGTGCTGGATAGTTTTCAATCCCAAGCCTTTGGTGGCAACCAAACCGACTACCGGGAGAAAGTGCTGGCCATGCCCGGCGTGGGGGACCTCAAAATCCACCCCGTCTGGAATGGCGACATTTCCCCGGCCAGCCTCATCCCGGATGAGGCTGTGGAAAGCTGGTACACCAGCACCATCTCCACGGTGAGCGGCTCCGTGGCCACCTGGCTCACGGCAGTCTACACGGCGGCCAAGGAGAAAAAGCTCACGGTGGGCGGCACGGTCAAGCTGGTCATCATGGCCTCTGACTACAAGGCCCCCACGCCCACCCTGCTGGAGGAAATCCAGACGGCCATTGACCCGGAGCAGAACGCCGGGGAGGGCCTGGGCCTGGCCCCCATCGGCCATGTGGTCCATGTGACCGGCGTGACGCCGGAGGAGGTGGACATTGCCCTCCACCTCACCTATGCCTCCGGGTGGGATTGGGATGCCGTCAAGAGCTATGTGGAGGCCGTCATTGACGCCTACTTTGTGGAGCTGTCCCAGGATTGGGCCAGCTCTGATTTTTTGACCGTCCGCATTTCCCAGATTGAAAGCCGCATCCTCTCCGAGTGCTCCAACATGATAACGGACATTGGCGGCACCAAAATCAACGGGCAGGAGAACAACCTGGCCCTGGGCCCGGACAGCATCCCCGCCAGAGGGGAGGTCACCGATGGATAGGCACCTTTTGAACTACCTGCCCCCGGTGCTCCGGGAGGTGCTGGAGTTTCAAATCATCAACGGGGCCAATGAGCCGGAAATCTCCCTTGCGTGGGACGCCATCACCAGAGTGCTGGCCAACCAATTTCTTGAGGACGCCGATGAGGACGGCGTGGCCGTGTGGGAGCAAGAGCTGCGGCTCTTTCCCAAGGACACGGACACCCTGGAGGTCCGCAAGGCCCGCATCAAGGCCAAGTGGAATTTGGAATTGCCCTACACCCTGCGCTGGCTGAAAAACTGGCTGGCGGGCTTGTGCGGCCCGGACGGCCACTCTGTTTCTCTCCAGGACTACACCCTGGACATCCAGCTTGACTACACGGTCCTGCCGGAGGCGGACCGGCTGGCGGGGGAAATCCTTGACATGCTGCTGACGGTCCGCCCGGAGAACATCCACATTTTGATGACCGCCCTTTTGCAATCCACCGGCGGCGTCCGGCTGGGGGCCTACACGGAGCGCTCCCTGCACATGGACCTGTGGCCCCTGCTGACCAATGAGCTGGAGAGCACCGGCGGCGTTATCGGAGCCGGGCCTCTGGAGTATCGTGCAACCCTTGAAATTTATCCATACGAACAGGAGGAAAGCGGAAATGCCTGACCAGGAAAGAAAATACGGCACCAGGATAACCACGGCGGGGTCCACCCTCATCACCAACTGCATTTTGGCGGGGACCAAGCTGAAAATCACCCAGGCCGCCGCCGGTGACGGCGGGGGCAGCTACTACCTGCCCAGCACGGAGCAGACGGAGCTTGTGAGGGAGCTATGGCGGGGGCCCATCGTGTCCGCCGAGCAAAACGCCTCTGTCCCCAACATGCTGGATGTGAAAATCATCATTGATGACAGTGTGGGCAACTTCATTGTCCGTGAAATGGGCCTCTTTGATGAGGACGGCACCCTCATTGCCATCTGCAACACCCCGGACACGGAAAAGGTGGCCATCTCCACCGGCGTGGACGGGCGACTCACCATGCTCATGCACATTGTTGTGGTGGACAGCTCCGTGCTGGAGTTTACCATCACCCCGTCCCTGGACACCGTGAGCCCGGAGGACCTGGAGGAGGCCATTGCCGAACACAACACGGACCCGGCCAGCCACCCGGACATCCGGCAGGACATCACGGACGCCGTGGATGACCACAACACTGATGAAACCTCCCACCCGGACATCCGTGTGGACCTCAGCGGCCTGGACAGCCGCCTCTCCGTGCTGGAGCTGAAATATGGCACCAATGTCACCGGCAACAGCTTTGAGGTGACCTTTGGGACCCTCACCGGCGTGGTGGTCACCGGCGTCTGGAATGAAACCTATGCGAGGATTGAGTTTTAATGCCAAGCTATGACATCATCCCTCTTGCCTCCGATCTGCTGGACTACACCATCCAGCGGGTCAAGCAGAAAGAGGCAGAATACAAGCCGGTCAAGGCCTACATCATGGTGGGTGACCAGCTTGTGGAAAAGCTCCTCTATGACAAGGTGAAAGATGACGGAAAGCCTCACTTTCCCAAAAGCCAGACTTTCCACCTGTGCGCCGAGCTCCAGGACTGCGCCGTCCGCATCCTCAAGGGCTGTGAGGCCGCCAATGGCCGCTATTTTGAAACCGAGTATGAGGAGCGGCTCAAGGACCTGGACGGCGTGCTCATCGAGTGCCAGACCATGGAGCAGCTCATCAACCTCAGCTATGGCCGCAAGTACATCACCGGCGACCAATGCCACTATTGGGCGGAGCTGGTGCGCCCGGTCCGTCAAAAGGCTTTCAACTGGAGGAAATCAGACGGCAACCGTGCCGCCGCCCTCCGGGAGGCCAAGGCGGCCCAGGAGCTTGCCAAAATGGGGCAAATGGCCCTGCAAATTGCGGAGGCCCTGCGGCCTCAGTAAACGGATACAACGGCCACCAAGGCCGTGTATTTGGGTGTGACCTGTTTATTTACCTCTACCTCCCCGAACACGAACAACACCAACAACGCCTGGAGGCTGAACTCCAATGGCAATATCAACAACAACAACTGCAACAACTCCAACGGGTCCCGCCCCGCTCTGATGGTAAGGTCCGACCGAGTAGGCCCAAAGCCGAAAGCAGCGCCATCCATCACATCAAAGGAGGTCACATCCAGCCTTGACACCAAGGCAAATACATTGCGCCGATGCACCCCACCGCACACCGAGGCGGCGGGGTGCTGCTGGTCCTGTCCCTGCGGCACCTACACGGCGCACAAGGAGAGGGAGGCCCGCCGCCGGGATGACAGGGGGCCGCCCGCATGTTTACAGGGGTGCAAAGACCCGTGCTGAAATTCTCTGAGATATGCACCTTTTCGGTGCTCTACAAAGCCTACCTGGCGGCCAGACGGGGCAAGCGCTCCAGGGCCGCCACCGCCAACTATGAGGTCCACCTGCTGGCCAATATCGTCAACCTTGTCTACATCCTGCAAACCAAAATCTACCGGCCCGGACTGTTCCGTGTGTTCTATGTCTACGAGCCCAAAAAGAGATTGGTGCAGGCCCCGGCCTTTGTTGACAAAGTGGTCCAGCACGCATTGGTGGACAACCTCATCTATGAGCGCATCACCAACAGTTTCATTCTGGATAACTACGCATCCCAGAAAGGCAAAGGGCTCCACTTCGGCCTGGACCGGCTGCGTGGATTTTTCACGGAATACTGGAACAAATACCGCACGGCGGAGGGCTGGGTCCTCAAGGCAGATGTGCGGCATTTCTTTGCGTCCATTGACCACGACAAGCTCAAGGAAAAGCTCAAAAAGCTGGACCTTGAGCCCATCGTTTTTGACCTGCTGTGTACCTACATAGACAGCACGGACGGCCTGCCGCTGGGCTACCAGACCAGCCAGCTTTTTGCCCTGCTGTTCCTGGATGAGTTTGACCACTTCGTCAAGGAGCGGCTCCACATTCGCTGGTATGGCAGGTACATGGATGACTTTTTCCTCATCCACCCGGACAAGGACTATTTGCAATTCTGCCTCAAGGAAATCCGGGCCTTTATGGCCAGCCTGGGGCTGGAGCTCAATGAGAAAACCCAGATTTTCCCCATCCGCAACGGGATTGATTTTCTGGGCTTTCACTCCTATTTGACCGAGGAGGGCAAGGTCATCCGCAAGCTGCGGCACAGCAGCATCAAGCGTATGCGCTCCAAGCTCCGCCGGTGGGAGCAGGACTATCCGGCGGGCCTTGTGACCCGTGAGAAAATCCTGCAAAGCTGGCAGGCCTGGGACGCCCACGCCGCTCACGGCAACACCTGGTCCCTGCGCCAGCAGGTGCGGGACCGTGTGCAAAACATTCTAAAGGAGGAAATCTAATGGCCACAACTACCCTGGGCAACAAGTCCACCGGCAGCATTATCAAGCTGAAAGAAAACGGCACGCTGGTGGACTTCTATGTTGCCAAGCACGACTATGAAAGCAGCCTCAACGGGTCCGGGAGGACGCTGGTGGTCCGCAAGGACACCTATGATGACCGGGTGTGGGACAACGGCAATGTGAACGCCTACGCCAGCAGCGACCTGGATAGCTGGTTTAACAGCACCTACAAAAACATGCTGGACGCCGACATCCGCTCCCTCATCGGCACCACCAAAATCCGCTACACCCCCGGCAACGGCAACAACACGGTGGGCACCCTGGAGCGGGCCATCTTTGCCCTGTCCCTCACCGAGCTGGGGCAGTCCCACACCTATGCCAACACAGAGGGCTCCGCCCTGCCCATTGCGTCCACCCTGCGGATTGCCTACCGCAACGGGAGTGCCACCACCCAATGGACCCGCTCCCCGTGCACGGACGGCACCAACATCGCCTGGGGGCTGTACTCCGATGGCAATATCGGCAACGGCTACTGCAACAACTCCAACGGGTCCCGCCCCGCTTTCACTCTCCCCTCCTCCCTCTATGTGAGCGATGACGGCTCTGTGTTTCAGAACACCGCCCCCTCTACGCCCGCCAGCATCTCAGTCCCCAGCAGTATTGACGGCGGCAGCACCATCACCGTGAGCTGGGGCACCTCCACGGATGCAGAGGGCAACCTTGAGGGCTACATTGTCGAGCGCCAGGTTGACGGCGGCTCCTGGACCCAAATCTACCAGGGCACCGCCACCAGCACCACCAACACCGTGGCCTTTGGCACCAACACCGTGGCCTATCGGGTCAAGGCCTATGACGCCGCCGGACTTGAGAGCGGCTGGAAAACCAGCAGCACAGTGACGGTGACCAACAACCGGGCCCCCGGCGCTCCCGGCAGTCTGACCGTCCCCGCCGTTGTCCGTGGCGGCAGTAACCTGGCCATCTCCTGGACCGCCGCCTCTGACAGTGACGGCAACCTCAGCGGCTATGAGCTGGAGCGGCAGGTGGACGGCGGCTCCTGGACCCAAATCTATAAGGGCTCCGCCCTGGCCTACACCGACACCATCACCGCCGGGTGGAACACCGTGGCCTACCGTGTGCGCTCCTATGACAGCTACAACGCCACCAGCACCTATGTGACCAGCGAAACCCGGACGGTGGACAACAACGCCATCCCGGTCATCACCAGCTCCACGACCTCCGGCACCGATCTGGGGACCAAGGAGGACGGCTTTGACCTGACCTACACTGTGACGGACGCTGACAGCGACACCGTGACGGTGAAAGAGTACCTGGACAATGTACTCAAGCGGACCTACACCGCCACCCTGGGGCAGAGCAACACGGTCCAGTGTGTCACCGCCGCCAACTGGCAGAAAGTCCTCAACGGGGCCCACACCATCAAGGTGGTGGCCAATGACACCAAGGCGGACAGCACCCCCTACACCGTGACCTTTACCAAGGCCGTCTATGAGGCCTCCATCACTCTGGCGGAGCCCATGGACGCCGATGACACCATCACGGTCATGGTGCTCAATGTGCTGGGCTCCATCCCGGCGGATGCTGACCTGGAGGTCCTGGTGACCAACAACGCCAACGACACGGAGCCCGTCTGGGAGGACGCCACCCAGGATGTGAAGAACGGCAACAACCATGTTTTCACCAACCAGACCGCCGCCAACGGCTTTGCCTTTAACTTCAAGGTCAATGTGGGCCGGGGGACCAGCAACACTGGCGGCTACATCACCAGCATTGGAGGTGCTTTTCAGTAATGGCAGTTAAGAAAAAGACCACCAGCCTCAAAGCTCTGCATGAGGCCCAGCTCTATGAACAGCAGCAGCGGGACGCCGCCGCCATCGCCTTTGTGGTGCTGGCAGAGGCCGGGACCATTGACGCCGTGACCGCCTCTGAGCAATCCCTGCTCTTTGCGGAATGGGCTGCCAATGTCAACTACACGGTGGGCCAGCTCCGGCAGTACGGCGGCAAGCTCTACCGCTGCGTGCAGGCCCACACCTCCCAGACTGGCTGGGAGCCGCCCAACGCCGCCTCCCTCTGGTCCATCACCAGCGACCCGGCGGAGGAATGGCCGGAGTGGTCCCAGCCTTTGGGGGCCCATGACGCCTATGCCGCCGGGGCCAAGGTGAGCCACAACGGCAAGCATTGGACCTCTGACCTGGACGGCAATGTCTGGGAGCCCGGCACCTACGGCTGGACCGAGGCCAGCGAGTAAGGGAGGGCGGAGCCAATGGTTATTGAGCTTTCCGTGGGGGGCCTGCTCACCCTGCTGGGCATCCCCACGGCTGTCACCTCCCTGGGGCTCTGGCTGCTCCAGCGGCGCATCAGCAAGCGGGAGGCCGTGCAGGACAAACGGGAGGCCGCCCGTGAACAAAATGAGGTCCTGCTGATACAGAACACCAGGGCGGCGCTGGCGCTGGCGGAGGCCACCGCCGTGGCCGTCCAGCGCATCCCGGATGCCCATTGCAACGGGGACATGCACGCCGCCCTGGAATATGCCCGCAAGGTCAAACATGAGCAAAAAGATTTTTTGACCGTGCAGGGCATCCACGCTATTTATTGAGGCCCGCCATGAGGCTGTTTTTCCTGGCCCTGCTGGGCATGGTTGAAATCCTCTGGAGGGACTGGAAAGGAGGGCGTGAAAAATAGACACCTCAAAAAAGCTGCTCTGGGCCCATGTGACCATCTCCGTCATGCTGTGCGTGGCCACTATCGTCACCAATTATCTGGGCTTTGATGTCACGGCCCTGGCTGGCCTGGCCGGGGCCTCTCTTTTGACCAATGGGGCCTGGGGCGGTTTCTATTTCTGGAAAGCCAAAAACGAAAACCGGGCCAAATACGCCCAGCGGTTTCTCAAGCAGTTTGCGGACAAGTACGGGGCGGATGTCGCTGTCCGTGTGGCGGAAATCGTACTGAAAGACTGAGTAAAGGAGCGTTTACAATGAGTAAAATGACCGCCAAGGCCTTTGTGGACAAGGCCGTGGACATCGCCAAGAACTACAAGACCTTGTATGTGATGGGGTGCTTTGGGGCCCCCCTCACCGGCTCCAATGTGAGCCGCTACTGCAACAACCACTCCTACAACAAGAACGCCACCCGCACCGCCATGATTAAGGCGGCGGCCAACCAGAGCCCGCCCGTTTTCGGCTTTGACTGCGTGTGCCTCATCAAGGGCATCCTCTGGGGCTGGGATGGGGACGCCTCCCGGACCTACGGCGGGGCGGGCTACGCCATCAACGGGGTGCCGGACATCGGCGCTGATACCATGATTACCAAATGCACTGGGGTGAGCACCACCGGCTGGGATGATATGGTCATCGGTGAGGCCGTCTGGATGTCCGGGCATATCGGCATCTACATTGGGGACGGCCTGGCGGTGGAGTGCAGCCCCAAGTGGGAGAACAAGGTGCAAATCACCGCCGTGGGCAACATCGGCTCCAAGGCGGGCTACAACACCCGCCGGTGGACCAAGCACGGCAAGCTGCCCTATGTAGACTACACCGGGGCCTCTACCGGCGGCGGGTCCCAGGGCACCACCCAGCCCAGCAAGCCCTCTGAGGGCACCGTGGGGGCCTGTGTGGGCGACACCGTGACCTTTACCGGCAACAAGCATTATGTGAGCTCCAACGCCCTCAACGGCTCCGCCTGCAAGCCTGGCAAGGCCAAGGTCACCGCCATGGCCGGGAACGCCAAGCACCCCTACCACCTCATCAAGGTGCCCGGCGGCGGCTCCACCGTCTACGGCTGGGTGGACGCCGCTGACATCCAGGTGGAGGGCGGCATCACCGTGGGCTCCAAGGTCAAGGTCAACAAGGGGGCCAAGACCTACACCGGCGGCGGCCTGGCCTCTTTCGTCTACACCAACACCTACACCGTCATCCAGGTGGACGGTGACCGGGTGGTCATCGGCCAGAATGGCGTGGTGACTGCCGCCGTCAACAGCAAAGACCTCATTCTGGTGGGGTAACATAGAAAAGGGAGGAAAATCATGGAAAGCATTTTTGACTGGTCCGTCATTCTCAGCATCGTGGGCGTCCTGGTGATTGTCACCAACATTGTGGTGCAGGTGCTCAAAAAGCTCACCTGGGACAAGCTGCCCACCAACATCCTGGCGGTGCTCATCGCCATGGCCCTCACTCTGGCGGCCTTTTTCGCCTACTGTGAAATCAAGGGCGTGGCCATCGTCTGGTACACGGTGGTGGGCGCTGTGGTCCTGGGCTTTTTCGTGGCATACGCCGCCATGTTTGGCTTTGATAAACTGAAAGAGGCCATTGCCCAGCTTGACCAGAAAAAGACCGAATGACGCAAGAGAGCCGGAGAGGGTCACACCTCTCCGGCTCTTTTTTTATACTCTTTTACAGGGTGTAGTCCTGGGTGGCCGCTCCGATCTGGGCAGCCAGCTCCCGGAGGGCGTTGCCGGTTTTGGGCTCTGTGTACCAGAGCGCCAACATCCGCTCTCCCTCCTGGGTGGTGTAGTGGAACACGGCAAACCATTTGACCGCCTTGCCATAGGCCGTGGTGGCCGCCGTGCCGTGATACCGGGCCATGAAATTGCGCTCCGGCATCATCTCCAGGCCTGTCACCTTTTCCAGCGGGAGGGTGGCCGCCGGGCCGTTTGTCTGCCGGAACACCAGCCCCGCCTCCGTCCGCTCCATGAAACAGGGGCCGTCCTGGGAAAAGCCCCGCAAGCCCTCATAGTGCATCATGCGGGCCCCCGCCGGGAGGTCCTTTTTCTTTCTGCCAAACATCTCAATGCCCTCCTGTTCAAGCGGCCCGCACCCAATACTTGAGGAGCTGGATGTATTCCTCAAGTGGGCGGTTTTCCGCCACCTCTGCGTTGTAAAGGCTGGTCATGTACTGCATCCATGTTTTCCGGCCCTGCAACTTGATTTTACCTAAATAGCCGTGTCGAGAACGCACGGAAAGCGCCTTGTCTGCCATGCGGGTGATATGCACCGCCGGGCTCTTTCTGGCCGCCACCAGGGCGGCCTCAAGCGCATCAAGGAAACGCTTTTCATCCTCCGTGAACAATGGCACCGCCTCCTTTGCACTTCCATTGTACGGTTTCACCGCCACTGTGTCAAGTATTGGAGCCTAAAGTGACAATGACAAGTCAAACGGGCACACTATAATTTACATTGTGGAGGTGATGCTGGTGATAGCAGAACGAATAAAAGAACTCCGGCAGGCACGGGGCTGGACCCAAGCAGACCTTGCCCGGCGGCTGAGTATAACCAGGAACGGCGTCAACTCCTGGGAGCAGGGGCTTTCTACACCGTCCCCGGCATCCCTGGTGGACCTGGCCCGGCTGTTCTCTGTGTCCACGGACTACCTGCTGGGCGTGGAGCCCTTGAACACCGTGAATGTGACCGGCCTGGATGAGCGGGATGTGGCCATCCTTGCGGAGCTGGCGGACCGGCTGAGGCAACACAAGGCCGATGAATAA